TTTTTTTTTTTTTTTTTTAAAATATGTGTGCATGATTATCGGTTACTTCAACCGGATGGTTCATATTTTCATGTTTGGGCGAAACGATTGGATCGCCTGGTACGCATATTTTGCATAAAGAGATGAAGGTAGAAATAAATAAACTTTTCCCTCCCCGTATGCTAAAGCGAGTCCACAGATGACATTTCAGTTCATCTGTGTCCCGCCAGGCGTTGCCTGCCAACTTTTAGTTGGGTCAGAAGTAATTTATCCGTTCTTTGAACGGTTTGAGTGAGGCCCATTTCTTGTCCCATTCGAGATCGAACTTGAGCTCACGACCTGGCCACTTGCCTGGCCATGTCAGTTTCGTCCCACGCGCGGATTCGATTGTATCCATGCCGGGTGCGAATATCCAACTATTGTCCAAACCGGCATCGGGGCCGAGCTTGTCAAATGAAGGGGCGTCCTTCAGCTGCTTCACCACGTAAATTACGTGTTTGAAGTGACCTTTGCTACGGCCCTTGGCCGCGCCACTGAATGTGGTGAGCACCATGGACGAGTCGTATGGGATGTTCCATTCCCAGTAAGCGACTCCGCTTTGGACGATCGCGACCTCCTCGTATGCGAGATCGTGGTCGGTGGCTAGTTGTTTTGCCGCGTTGTAAGCGGTGCAACAACCGAAAATAGAGCCGGGGCTGATGACTCGGCCGCCTGCGGCGCATTGGCGTAGACGCTGAGGCAACTCCCAACGTTCTAAGGAGTAGACCATCAGCGCGTCATAGCGCCCTTTTGATGGCATCTTCTCGACGTCGATATAATAATCGACGAATGGATGCGTGTAGTTGACGTCCTTGGTTATTGTATCCAGGACGGCGACTTTGTTGGACCTCCCAGGCCTCCGTTGACTCATTGCCACGGCGGTCAAGGGATGGGGGTTGATCTGCACGCCTCTGTGATCAACTGTCAATTTGCCCCCAGTTTTAGTGAGGACGTCACACCAATCAGCCCATTTGTGCCAGACGGGCTCATGGTCGAATTTAGGCTTGGCGCCGGTCGTGATGACCATGCACCAGTTCTTTGCTGCGATGTCCTCCGCTTGTAGCGATGACGTGAGCATCTTGTCGTGGATCGCTATCATCGTTTTGTTGATGTAGTGGATCGGGATACCTGGTCGGTTGTGGATGACCAGGATGTTTCCCATCTGTTTTTCCTGCGCTAATAGGTTTTGACACGTTAACGCGAGTTGGATTCCCTTTGTTTTCCAAATGGAAACCGGCAAGTCGTACTTGCGATGTTTGAACCAAGGTGGTGCACCGATGATTCGTTTGAGGTTGACCACCTGGTCTTGTTCATCGAACATAGGCATGCCACATGGGAGCTTGCCTCTGGCCTTGTATGTTTTCTTTTCTACCAGGTGGTGATGACCCTTGATGCACTCGACCGTAAGTTCAAGGGCAGTGATCTTGGGGATTTCGTGACGAAAGTCCCATCTTAGCTCCTCCTGCTCAGCCCTGTGTGAAGGGTCGAGCCCGGAGAGCGGGTGCTCCACGGTCACTGGCAACCAAGAGCTGCCAGCCACCGGGAAGCCTTTACCTTGCGTGAGACCTACGAGAGTGTAAATCTCCTTCCGTTGCCATTTGGCGCCTGCTTTTAGCGGGATCGCCAGTTCACTCCTCCTGTGGTCGCCGATCGCAACCGGGCAGCCACATGTGAATTGTGGTCGGGGTCCCTCCCCATTATAATGGGGCCCGGACTCACCAACTAATGCGATGTCCCCGTGGACGACGCAGACTAAGAGACCGTCACCAAGTTTGGCGGCGGCCGTTGCGGTCGTTAGGCTCGTGGCCCACGTGTTGAATGCTTCGATAGATCCCTTCCATGAGATCGTGTAACCCTCTTTGGTTTCTTTGGTTTCGAACAATCTTTTGCTGGTCATTTTGGGAAGCGAGCTAGGGCTCTAGCTTGACCCGGGTTGTTTGTTTTGCCCGTAGCTTTCGGCCGGGTACCGTGGAAGGTTCTCTGCTGGTCCTTGAACAGGCCCGACAAGGCTTTGCCCCCAAGTCCTCACCTGCCCTTTACAGGCAGGGTCTACTTCAAGGGGTTCCTACGTTCGGTGATTCCTAACAAGGACGGTCAGTAAAGGCCGCCTTATGAAACGATGGCTATCCCAATGGAGTTGCCGGATTCGTATGGCCCCCTGGGGAACCACAACGGGGACCACGGGGATGGCTGCCCGTCCGACTGTTTGGAGAGAGGCACGAGGAATGCGATTCCCAGGCTTCAGTCTGTACACCCTCAAAGAGGGCACGCTCGACAGGATTACTCCTGTCTACGTTAGCTGCACACTGTCCTCGGGCCGATCTTCCCCAAAGGGGTATCCCTTGCCGTAAGGCTCTCAGCTGCATACCCCGGGTTAGACCCCCGGTTGACCTGGTACTTCTCCGATAGTTTTGACCCGTTACTTTAAAGCTGCGGGCCCTACAGCGTTGTGATGTTTTATAGGTGTGCGAGTGTGTCCGCTCAGTTGTTAAAGAATGTTACGACTTGGTGGTGGCAGGCCCAGCGCGTGCAGCTGTCGTGGGTGGGGCCCAAGCCCATCCTTTTAGGATGAACCATTGTGTCTGACGTTCAAGTTGTCAGGATAAATCTGTCTCTCGATGTTGCCATGCCTATTGCAGTGAATGGCAACGCCGTGCCGTCTTCCAGCTTTATGGTTAACTGCCCCTCTTCTAAGAGGGCTGTGACAGCGTTGACACTGAGCACCTGGTGTTCGTCGACACCGAGCCACGAGTAGTGTGCAGTGATATCAGCCTGTGCAGTGGCGATGTATCTTGACCAAGCTTGCGAATGGCCTAGCTCGCCCCGAAGACTGGCAAGAATCAGGCAGCACCGCAAATCACTGACTGCGATCTTGCGCGGACCGGTGTAACCCAGATGTAAACCGGTAGCGTCCCGGGTGTTTTGCTCTGGGCCGTTGACCACCCTTATTGCCGGCATGTGTGACCGGTACTTGGACCAGAACATTAACGAGGGTGGTTGTGCCCAAGCTGTTCCGGTCCCAGCTGATGCCGGTATCACATACTGGCCATCGGCGGCTCTGCCCACCCGGCCCCTCTCCTGTAGGTATTCACTATACGTCGTGGGGCGTGTGCGTTGATGTAACCCATCCTGCTCGAAGGTTGTGCCGGATGATACCACAGCGACCGGATGTGGTTTGATGTCTACGCCGACACGAACGTATGGTGTCGCGACTATCCAACCGGTTGCGGGCATTTGGGCGCCCGAGGGCACATATAATGCCTCGATACCCATGTCTTGCAGTGTGGTGGCCATTTCATCAGCTTCACGTTTTGTTGAAGCGATGACAAGGACCCTGTCCGCTTTCGGAAACAGGCGACGGTATTCTATTGTCCGTTCAAGCAACGAACCCTCGATTATGAGGTTTGTGATTTTGAAACGTGGCCCCAGCTCGGTCCGGACTGTTGTGTTGGGTGCCGGCACCTTTGTTGTGTCTAACGTTGCGCTGAGATAAACAACCCTGCCGGGCCAGGCGTGACAAAGCGCCTGTATTTCTTGGCTCCCGATGTGAACCTCGTCAGCGAGCAGGATATGATCTGCAGCGTCCGTGATTGATGGAAGCCTGGCAAGCAAATGGCCATAGGTCGCGATGAAGACTTGGCATTTCGCATCCAACTTCACCCCTTTTTCAAGCCTTTGTTGGCATGCGTTGGGCAATCTGTCAAGGTGCACCGACATTAGCAACCCTTTTGTCGGCACAACGAGAAATATTCGCGTGCCTGGGCTGTGCGTGGATAGCCAGGACACCCCAGCGTAAATGTTAGATGACGTTTTCCCTGTTGCGGTTGGGGAGTCAACTGCCAGGTAGCGATGGCGTGACCCGTAAATGAGGGGACTAATCGCCACCCAGCGTTCGGTTATATGCGGGTCGTAGCGTATCTTTTCAGTGATCCGCCCTTGCCGTATAACTAACGCCCGGGCCAACCATTCGACGATTGTTGGCGCCGGCAGAAGCACTATGTCCCAAGGGACAACATCGCCGAGCGGTATTGGCAGAATTTCAGCCAGCGTCGCGGCAACACGTTTGCGAAATGCGAACTGATCACGAGGTTGTAACGCACTAAGCACAGAGCTACTGCGGCCTGTTGCGTGCCAATTGATCGTGTTCACGAAGGAATAGATCCTTGGCATATCTTGAGTGAACAGTTCCCATAACTGTATGACCAAGCCAATGAGCCACATGTGCCGGGCCATGGCAATCAAGCGATCCAATATCAGGTACCATCCTGTTATGGATAACGCTCTATTTTGAAGTGTCTGTAGGGGTATTACCATGACGGATTTCCTGTAATCAAGGTCGCCCATCAGAAGTTTCCAGCCTACGATGTCTGTGGCTGGTGAGTAAGGACTTCCCCTTACCAGGTTCCAAACGGCGTCTAGGTCATCTGGAGCCCCGTTCACACGCCAGATAAAGTTTTCGACTGTGTGCTCAGTCAACATATATGCATCTTGTGCCGGCAGGATGTCTGCTTTTGGCGCGAGCGACAACAACGACGGCGGCAGGGCGTCGTAAATGCCTTGACGAATGTCGCCCAGGACTACGTCTAATGTCGTTGCATATGAGGATTTTTCCATCAACCTTTTGTATTTTTTAAGCGATCGGCTGGCTTCCATGTCAATGGGTTTGATGGAGTTTTCCACTACCTGTTCGTAGGACGGAAGAGCCATCAGCTTGACGGCGTGGTTGTACATGCTGCCATTGATACGTGCTGTACTGCGGGTAGGGAACAAAGGGATGTCCATCCCCAAGCGATCCGTTAATGCTCCACCTTGTGCGAGATGGGCCTCCCGAGTGACCGCCTTCCAGTCAGGCTTGAGGTTCAAGCCGGCTTCGAGGTTTGTTTCCCATTCCGTCACCAGACGGCTGTATTCATGGGGTTGGTGACCCATCAATTCTATATGCCCGGCAAGTGTCGCACCCCCTTTGATATATCGATCAAATGGGTTGGCGACAGCATGGCGTGCCTTGAGCGCGCTGCGTCTCATCCTCATTCGGTCTGCGTTCATAACGATAGACCATTCTGGCACGGGTGCGTCTAAAGCCTCGTATTCGTGTGCGAAGCAATGACCAGGTATCGCGACGCGCCCCAAGTAAGACATGGATTCACGGCCCTCCCATTCGAGGCGCATTATCATGTCGTGTCTGGCACGGAAAAGATCGATGAATTCCTGGAAATCGAAGTCATCGTCTGTGCCCCAAGCATTGTCATCAGACGTGTTGGCAAATGTGTTGGTGTCGAAGAATGTCAACGGATCACGCCCTGTTAATTCTGACCAAACATCAATCACGAGTGCTGGAATTATCCAGGTGTTGTCAGGTGAGGTGGCTGACTGGCCGGTAGCCCCGCCTCCCATTTTCTCGTATGCAGTGCCATCATGTAGGTCGATGATGGTGGCTCGTTGCAGTGCACGTTTAGATGCCCTAAATAACGATGTCATCTGTGCTTGGTATGAACGACCATTTAACCCACGCTCGTATAGTTTGGCCAGCACTTCAAACCCCATGGGGGGAAAGGTTGAGTCGGCGGCTGTGAAGTCTGCCCCTATGACGCGACGGTGCTGGGCAACTTTTGAGAAAATAGGGCCCATCGCGGATTCTGTCAAGGGCATGCCCGAGCCTGTAAGTGACACGGACCAGTGCACCCGCTTGTTAGCCTCAAGTTTCGCGAAGTTCGCAATGAAGTTATCAAGGAGCTCAGTTGCCGTCACCCCTCGAAGTTTTGGTGACACATACTCTTTCACGAAGGTGTGCAACATTATGTCAGGGTATTGGCCTGACTTCAATATGTCGATCGCTTTGTCCATGATCACTTGCATATGACCTGACTCGATCAATTGGCGGCGGGTCTTGAAGACCCCGATGTAGGGCAGCCCTGGCGAGAACTTCTTTTCCATTAAAGGCAATTGATCCTTCGGCGTCATTGGGAGTGGATCAATGAATGCTTGGGGACAGCTATCGAAGAGAGCGTCAGCTATCTTCGCAGCCTTGAGTTCCATGTCCAGTGTCATGTCAGGGTAAGATGGTGATTGGTATCGCAGGATCGTTGCGACGCGAGCTGCGGTGCCTTCGTTCCATATCCCATCAACACCCATCTTCACGCCCTCAGCCTCATATTGTTTGGCTCTGGCCTCCATTATTGGGTCAATGGTTGTGGGCAGAGAGGCGAGATAACCGGACATTTCAATCTCGTGGGTTGTCACCACTGGCCTTTTGGGCAAATGTGGCAGGCGGATTTGCGTGAGTTCCGGGATCTGTTGCACCCCGAGCTCGGCCGCCTTCTCATTGAGCATCGCTCGTCGACGTGCCACCACTGTGTCAATGTCGACAGCAGTGTTGGTGAACATGGGCATGTTCAATGCCAACCGGATGGCTTCAGGGTAATGTGTCCGGGTTGTTTCGAATAGCGGCGCCCAAGCCGCTTTGGGTTTCCGGAACAGAGATGGTGCTAGGCGTGTGATTGTGTCTAGCAAAATGTCAACCAATTCGTTTAGCAGTGGGGTGTGGTCGCGCACTGTATCGAATGCCGATGCAATCGCCACGAGGATGATTGCACCGGATGTTGACAACTCGGAAACCGTTTGACTTGTGACGTAAGCTGACAGCTCAACCAAGCGGTTTCCTTGGTCGGTTGTGAGCACCGACCTTGCTTTGTTGACCAATGCGCTGAATGACTTCAGCCCTTTTGGCGCCGCATCCCCTCGCGCGAACCATCTGTCCTCAATGAGGCGGAGTCGACTGATGGTGGTATCGGCCTCGATCTCAGCCAATGTGTCGGCGATAGCCGCGGTCGTTGTTACCACTGGGGCGCCTTCAATGACAGCCGCTGCGTACATTTCCGCCAAACGTTGCAAAAGTGCGTCACCCCCGCAGTCAACATTTGGCATGACAGTGTGTGCAATACCGCTTGGACTGTGGTCATTGGGGCGCAGGACCATCACATCCTGGGCCCAACGATCGCCATAGGCGCGTAAACTGCACCCGCACGTCATTGCTGAACGCGGTAGCGTGTGTTTGAGTTGCCGGAAATCCGGCACCACGCATAAGTTACGATGTTGTCGACATATGACGACTGCATGGTTTTGTGGTGTGCCGCTCATGATGGCGGTCACCCACTCGTCAATAGGCACACCGGGACCTCTCTCATCAGCAGCTATGGTTTCCACATTTCGGTGTGGCTCCTCAAAGTGAAGTGGACCGCCTCTGTAATCGGGCGGGACGTAGTAATCCATGAAGGCAGCGAGCTATGGCTCAAGCTGAACCTTTGTCGTTTAGGGTGGTGGAAGTTGTGTTGCGCTGATCGGGTCTGTGAGACTGAGTCGTATGGTTTGCCCGTAGCTTTCGGCCGGGTACCGGGCAAGGTTCTTTCCTGGTCCTTGAACGGGCCAAACAAGGCTTTGCCCCCAAGTTCTCACCTGCCCTTTACAGACAGGATCTACTCCAAGGGGTTCCTCCGTCTGGTGGCTCCCAACAAGAACGATCAGTTAAGGTCGCCTTATGAAACAATGGCTATCCCAATGGAGTTGCCTGGCGCGAATGATCCCCTGGGGAACCACAACGGGGACCTCGGGGAAGGCTGCCCGTCCGACTGTTTGGAGAGAGGCACGAGGAATGCGATTCCCAGGCTTCAGTCTGTACACCCCCATAAGAGGGCACGCTCGACAGGGTTACCCCTGACTACGTTAGCTGCACACTGTCCTCAGGCCGATCTTCCCCAAAGGGGTATCCCTTGCCACGAGGCTCTCAGTTGCATACCCCGGGTTGGACCCCCGGTTGACCTGGTACTTCTCCGATAGTTTTGACCCGTTACTTTTAAGCTGCGGGCCCTACAGCGTTGTGACATGGCAAAGGTGTGCGTGTGTGTTCGCCCAGTTGTTAAAGAGTGTTACGACTTGGTGATAGCAGGCCCCAGCGCGTGCAGCTGTCGTGGTTGGGGGCCCTAGCCCGTCCTTTTAGGTCGAACCGTTGTATCCCACGTCCCTCAATACGTGCCAACATAGTGTTGGATTTGTTCGGCGATCAAGGTGGCCCCTATCGCGATGAGCGCAATGATGGTGCCGAGGAAACTGTTGATGATCGCCAGTAAGCCCAGCACGGCCGCGAGCACCTGATAGCCGGGAACTTCTGAAACATGCCCTACTACTATGGTCAGGCAGTTGCGAAGTGGCGTGTATTGAACTGGCCTGTCGGCCGCTCTGAAATTGCCAGGTAAGGGGATAAAGATGGCATCCTTTGTGCGGGGCGTGTCAGTAAACAGACGCTCCGTGACGGTGCCGAGTAACTTCCAGATCCCTTCCCCTGCAAATTCAATTGCGATACGCTCTTTTCGCGCCGCGTGGTATAGACTCGCATGTAGCAAGCAGCCATGAGTCAAGTTTAATTCAACCGCCCATGCGTCCTCCGGCGGTGTGCGGGAAATCGATGTAGCGATAAACAAGGCCCCGGTTCCGAAAGCAAATAAGTGCTCGGTTACCAGGCCGACTAAAGATGCCGTGAACCCGGCTGCCAAGCCATGGAAATGGTGGCATGTGATTGTGACCCAAGGTGATATCAACCCGCAGAGCGTGAATTTCATGATGCGTCTCACAAGGGCACTAGCCCCCTTTGGGTTTGATCGTTGGGCATCGATCGCCGCAAAGGCCATCCCTGTCGTCAGGGACGCCAACCAGCGATAATTCAGCGGGAAACCTGCAGCATGCGTGGCCAGTAGCCACGCCGATTCTTGCACCGAACCAGTGTATATAGCGGGTCGTACCACGCAACTGAACTTGTGTGCTATCAACAAACATGGCCACCCTGTGTGTATGCACCCCATGAATAGGGACATCAAGGTCGGGAGGACAGCAGTTGGGGCGAAACAGCCTCGCGGGCATTCGCCGGTTAGCATAAGCAATGCATAAGCGCTGAACGCCTGTGGTCCGGGGTCTGTCGGCCTGGTGGTGACCCATTCCCGGTCCGGATATCGTGACCAGGCGTGGACTTCACACCCGGAAAGGGCGGCTGTGTACATCACACCAGCACCACCTGCACAATGGATATGCTCATAAGACCTGAACAATTCCATGTGGTCACCCGCAGGCACGATTGGCAATGATAGCAATCGAGGCGGGATTGGAATTGTGCTTGAACCGAGAACAACGCCGGCGTGCACCCTTGAGGCTCTTGGCTGTCGTCTCACAAGAGGTGTCATGCCATCAGCCGACCTTGGCACACCTCCTGGGTGAGCCCACATTGGCCTGATATGGGTTTGGACGGTCGCGTATAACACACGCGTCACAAACCCTATTATGTGCTGACCCCCTCCGGTCGGGAAGGCTGCGTCAAGGATTGACGGCCTCAAGTCATACATTATGGAACCTCCCGACCCGATCGTGATAGGCGCAACACACCTGGCCGCGTGCTTCGTGAGCCATTTAACTCGCGCGCGTGCCTCCAGCAGGCGCCACCCCTCGCTGAGCGGTGAACCGAGTTCAGCTGCTTTCAATAGGGCTTTGCCCGCGCTAGGGCTGGCGACGTCGACTGTAATCGCCGGGTACCCCATGCTAGTGAGTGTGCGCGCCCAGTAATCGGGCGTGATTCTGTCACCGTGCGTGCCCATGACCGCTATCACAATTGCATCCCGAATTTCCGGCAGGTTGTTCGCGAAGCAGTCCCAAGCATGTAATGCTGCGGTCGTGCGTACGGCGTACACTGGGTCGATCGGCAAGTCGTCACCGGGATGTGACGCCAGCCTCATTTTCCAATTGTGAGGTATGTGTACGTCAGGGTGCATGTCCTTCAACGGGTTGAATGGGCTTTTGGTGAGAAAGCCCACCCCTTCCTCCTCGAACAAGATGCGTTCATCAATGCCGTAAATGTGACCGGCAGTGATCCAAGCATCGATAAACCGTCTCTGCGAGTGGCGTAGCGTGCCGCTTCGGCCGGCTGCTGCGTTGAGAATCACCGGCGAACATGTCGACGCGTTGAATGAGATCAACTGGTGTGACGTCGTCGTGGCGACATGCCCAATCAGCGACTTGACCGGCGCCTCAGGGGTGTAACGCCCATTGCAAACCACGTACCATCGATCTCTTCTGTGCCCGAAATACCACGGTATGAGCCTTAATAAACCGAGTTCGCGTGCATTGCCATGGATCGATCTAGCTCGGATATTGAAACACCAAGGCTCGTCAATCCCAGGCCCTTCCTCGACTAGGTTGATCACCGGCCGACCGTGGCGGGCGCACATAGATGACATCGACGCAGTGATTATCACAATGTTATGTTCCGGCGCAAATGCGTCCATTTGCATCGCCACAGATGCGAGCCACGCCCGGACCGAGGCGTTGCTCAGATATGTGTCCTTGGGTGCACCCACCGATGGTGCCATATGATATAAACCGTTGAACCGGGGTTCCCTCATGTTGGGAGTTGTTTCCCAGCCCTTGTAAAAGTTGCCCGATACGTATGGCAACCCCGCACGAGCCCACACCTGTTTGGAGTTCTCGGTCGAGGGCTTGACAGTGAAGGGCACAAAACGGATGTCAATGTCCATTGTTGGAGACTGCCTAACTGGCCGGGGCTTGACATGTGTGAGGTGGAACGGGTGTTCCACCTGCACGTTCAATTTGATTAACAGGCCAGCGCCTGACACCAACCCCACGTAGATGGCGAGTGAGGCTACCTGCCGGATGCCGGTCGTCATGAGCCAAGCAGCGTACAGCACTGCACGCCACCTATAAAGACTCAATCGATTCGTTAATTGACCTAACGAAATCACAGTAAGGGCCAGAGCTAGAAAAATCTTCAGCACTGACTCAAATGCAGGCACCTTGAGCGGGCCTGTGCCTCCATGTTTGGGTTCGGGATCCGTTGCTGCTACCACCGGCCCATTGCAATCGAGCGATCGCCGAACAAGCCTAGGCAAGAGGCAACAGGGCGCTTGGTGGCATGCGGTTACCGTACCACCGAGCGTGTCATATGATGACCCATCAGGGTGGGCCGATAACTTGGGGATGTGAAACTCAACCCAGTATGATGGGATTTCACCATTTTGGGACCCGTGAAGCCAACCTTGGTATAGATCAATGCAGGACGCCGGTGTTTTGAACCTGCCCATGCCCGTGCGCGTGATGCGACATTCGACCGGGCCGAGCGTCCAGTTGTCGGTCGTTATACGATCAAGAGCATCTGCCTTGATCGGGAACCAGAGTGTTTTAAGCGGCAGGAGCGTCAATAGCAGGTTGACCATGCTAGGAATGCCGGGCCATTCGAGGGCTGCTTGAACAGCTCGGAAAATCAGCTCATCAGGATAAGTGCGTCTTTGAAGTATGATGACTTCGTCTGACGTGCTGGTCGATGATTTTGTCACCAAGTTGACGTCAGTGAGACCCGCCTCATGCAGTATCATCAACAGCTCCTTGTCGTGTTGACCGGAACCGTGGATGCCCACAGTTTGCTCGGAACAGGCTATCATAGCCACTGCCACGACCCAGGCTTGAATATGCGAGATTTCGGGCCGTGACACGCGTGCTTTGCCAATCGTGCGGAATGGGTTGCGCTTCACTCTGGATAGGAGTCGTGAAAACGAAGGAGCGCTGACGGTTGGTTCACTATCCAGGTGGAGGGTGATCATTCCGCGGACCGGCGTGAAGCTTTGTGCCACTGATGTGGCGTATTGGCGGGCACTCAGGATGGTGTTTGACACCGTGAGCTCTGCCATCGCCAAATCAATGGAACCCGGCTTCAGGCCATGATCACGCTGTTGCTGCACGCAATGCCATCCAGAACATGGGCTGAGGGCGGCGCCCGTGCCGAATGGATGGTCACAGCCCGCCGGACAACTCTGCGATCCCGGCTCTTCGCCGTCATGCCGCCGCGCCCGACGCAACGTGGCTGGGTGATCGGGCTGCAAGACCCTCGCTTCATGCAGACTCCAGCCTGCGAAGTCATAGACTTTACCGTCACAATTTACTGAACCCTCCAAGGTCATCCACGGGCCGAGACCGTATTTTAACAACTCCCCAGCGGTGTACCGGCCTTTCACACGGCCGAACATCCCGCGCGGGGTTGCAACATCCTCGAAGGATAATTCCGCACCGAGGTGAACCGCCGCAACCATGAGCCAGTCGGAGTGCGAGTGGCAGACGGCCCCTGGGCAGGTCTTGTCCCACGAAAGCCATTCCGCGACGATCTCAGGACAATTTTCGAACAGGCCGGTGTCCCCGAGCACATGGGGCTTCGAACCGGCTATGAGCCTGTAACTTGATAGTTCAGGACGAGAGATCCATCTTGAACTCAATGTTCCTCGGTATCTGACTGTGGCCAAGACGTCGGTCTTGATTTGGTCCCAGCTTAAGTGAGACTTGTCATAAAGCCCCTCGAATACTGAAGCTAAGACAAACTTGCCGTGCGCAGCTGGCACCACCAATGAAGGTAATGTCCCTGGTTCGGAGCCAGGCACTGCGAGTCGCTCGACCCACTGCTCGTCAGTAGTCATCTCATCAGTCTCGGGAGCGGTCGGGCTGGTACGCAACCATGCTGCAAAACCCTCCAAGTCCTTTGTCCTGGCAATCCATTTTAGGATCGCCCAACGGCAAGCCAGTACAGTGGCCGACACCGGTCGCTCGGGCCTGTGGTTGGATGGGTGAGTTAGCCACTCATGGGAAATCAGGCGGATCCCGCGCCGACGCGGGTCCACTGGTGCTTTTACATCGACGGTTATTGTTTGACGCCCCGTGGTGTTGGGCGAGGGTGAAAATCTGGAAGGGAAGTTTATGAGTTCGACGGTAGTTGCCATCGGTGGGAAGCGAGCAGAGGCTCAAGCTTTACCCAGGTGTAAATTGTTTTGTTGCCCGTCGCGATCGGCCGGGTACCGTGTAAGATCCAATCCTGGTCCCTGAACAGGCCAAACAAGGCTTTGCCCCCAAGTCCTCACCGGCCCTTTACAGGCAGGGTCTACTCCGAGGGGTTCCTACGTTTGGTGACTCCTAACAAGGACGGTCAGTCAAGGCCGCCTTATGAAACAATGGCTATCCGAATGGAATGGCCTCGCGCAAATGGCCCCCTGGGGAACCACAACGGGGACCACGGGGATGGCTGCCCGCCCGACTGTTTGGAGAGAGGCACGAGGAATGCGATTCCCAGGCTTCAGTCTGTACACCCCCATAAGAGGGCACGCTCGAAAGGGTTACCCCTGACTACGTTAGCTGCACACTGTCCTCAGGCCGATCTTCCCCAAAGGGGTATCCCTTGCCACGAGGCTCTCAGCTGCATACCCCGGGTTGGACCCCCGGTTGACCTGGTACTTCTCCGATAGTTTTGACCCGTTACTTTTAAGCTGCGGGCCCTACAGCGTTGTGATCAAGAGTAGAGGTATCAATTGGCCTGTCAAAAGCCAGGTGGCATCAAAGCAACGACAGTGGGGTTGAACAGATGGTGGCGGTGCGCAGCACTCAAACAAATAGAATAAAAGTCAGCCGAAAGGTTGCAGCGCTAGTAAGAGCGCTAGGGTCACAAGACCCGCAAGGACACATCATGGGCTCGAAAGAGCTGATCCATGATGGGCCTGTCATGACACCCAGAGCGGTGCATGGCGAATCTCTCCC